ACTAATCTTATATTATTTTCAATAGATGTAAAAGTAGAATCAATTTGTGTTAATGCAACAATTGTTCCACCTACTGATAAAGCACCTGCTAACTTAGAAAATCCTGAAGTTACACTTGATACACTTTTACTAATACTGCTTACAGAATTATTTAAATGCTCTAAATCTCTTTGGGCCTTGTCGACCCTTGCTTCGACATCAATTACAATGCCTGACATCTTTTATACTCCTTATAAAAAACCCCTTAGGAATCATTAGATTCTTCAGGGGTGTGTTGTCTTAATTAGCTGATGTTACAATGACACCATTTGCGTCTACTTCTGAGAAGGACAACAAAGTTCTCTCAATAAAATGAGATGGCGCTTGTGTGCTAGAACCTGCATTTAGTTCATCAATATATTCTACATGATTAACTATACGTCCGTCTTCTATCTTCCATCCGTCTCTGGCATTACCTGTATCTACAGGTGTAGCATCTTTCAAAGCATCAATTAGTTTATGTAACTCCGCTTCTTTGTTGTTTTCGAATTTCTTTACTAACTCTTTTTTGAAATTCATATTTATTTTTACAGACAAATTATCCTCCAAATAAATTTTCGCCACCAGAGGCGCTTGCAAGTTTTTGAAAGAATCCAGAACGTTTAAAGCTATTAGCATCAAAGTCACCGTCTTTCTTATTAGATTTTGGATTGTAAATAGCATCTAATGAAGTAAAAAGTTGCCAAGGTTTTTCTTTAACACCTTGCACTTGAATTAATTTAGCTGCTCTATCATCTGCTCGCCACTCTATTGGTCTTTGTTCTAAATAACTAAACCAACCTAGCATCTCCTCATAAGTCATTTCTTCATAGATTTGATACACTGGCATTTTGAGATGAAAAGCTAATTCAAATATCGGTAACTCTTCTGCACTTAAGATGACTTTCCCGCGTCTTGACCTTGGCCTAGACCTGAATATTTCATAATTTCATTAGAGAGTTTTGATAATTCATCCATAGGGAAACTATCGAAATCTGAATCATCAAGATCAGCACCACCATCGACAGCTGAACGAACAACTGATTTGAGTAATTCTAAACCTGCATTTTCATCTTTCTCAGCGTCTTTGGCTTTGTTTTGAATATCTAAAACTTCTGAAACAGATAGTTTAGAAATCTTAACATCACTGCCTAAGAATTTAACTGTTTTAGTCATACGTTGACCAACAAGTGCTTTAATACCTTTTGCTTCTGACATGTTACTTACCTTGATTAATTTTGCGTTCATCTAGTTGTGCTCGCATTTGATGTAAAATTGAGAGTGTTTCGAAAGCTTCAGTTTTCTTATCTGGAGTTAGCGAATCATCTTTCGTTCTTTCGAATGTTTTATTAATACTAATATCAATACTTTTAAGCATGTGTTTGACAGTGATGCCAACGACATACTCTAAGCTGAATGGTTTATCTTGAGCCATATAGGTTCCTAATAGAAAAGTGGAGGGTACCGAAATACCCTCCTTAAATAATGCTTAAGGCCCTACGGTCCAAGCACCTTTAATATCTGATTGAACAGTAATTGTTAATTTTGCAGTCATTGCATCTGTCAAGCTTGGTGTTACTTCTAATGCTTCAAATTTACCTAAGAAGTAATAAGAAGAGTTTTTAACAGAACCAATACCGTTTGCAACAGCTTTGTGGTTTGAAGGCTCAGCATCCATTAAAGTGAATCTGAACAATCTTAAAATACCATCACCAATTTTAGGTGCAGTTGCAGTTGGGTTGGTAACACTAGCAGTACCACCTAAATAGCTGTCTGCCCATAAGTCTGGGATATAGTTAAGTGTGATTTCCATTGTTGGAGAATCAGCTTGACCTTGAATTTGTTTAGATGTTTTAGAACCGTATTCAGGAACTTTAACAACGTTAGCAGGAAGACCAATTGCAGGGAATTCTTTAATGTGCGTAATACGCATAAATTCGTTAGCATCGCCTGTAGCTGCAGCATCAAAATAAGATGTTACGGTAGAAGCGCTTGTAAAGGCTGCAAAAGTGTTTTCTACATCAGAAGTTTTAGCGCCAAGTGATGTTAAGCTGACAGATAAGTCAGTGAAACGAGCTGCGCCAAGTGTATCAATATGTGCCATTTTAATTCCTTTAAATTTAAGTAGGACTTCCGTAGAAGTTGAAATCAATTGTATAAGTACTCTTATGTATCACAGGCAATGCTTTGTCAGGCCCATTATGAACCAAACTGCTAATACCGAATTGTGTTACTTTACCTGTACTTGTTGTTTTAGATTTATCTAGAAGATATTTATCTAAAGTATCTGCGATAATCATAGCACGTCTTGTGCCAGAGCCTGCAGCAGTAAATATATCAATTATTAGAATACCTGCTAATGAATATCTATCTATAGGTTTTCCACTAGGTATCACTGATACGCGAATAAATTCATCATTAGTAGTATTCATAACTACAAAATTTGTCGGGAATGTTTTTATGTTTTCAGCTTTCCACTCAGTAGAATTAAAAACTGAATAAACGTCTCTCTCTAATATTTCGTACTTACCCATAATTATACCTCATGAAATAATTCGACAACAGAAATATGGTTATTAGATGTAATCATATTTCCAAAATGCCACTTATCACCATCTATATAAACATGGTCAGTCATTGAAAACGGTCCGACTTCTTTTGTTTTAAACATAATAGTCATCGTTTTTGCTTCTGGAGTTTTAGACGTCTTTGTAATAATTATTTTTGTCGTTATCGAAGGTATAGTCGTTTCATTAACTTCACCAGTACTAAAATCAAACTCTGAATTGGTTGTTTTAGTGAAAGTTGCTTCAATAGCTAGATCTTTAGCTGCATTAAAAGCTTTATTTAGTGCATTACCAATTAATGAATTATAAGACATTAATTAGCCCTCCACCATGTTCTCTTGCCGCTATTCCGGAGTAACGGTTTGATAAGTGTCTTAACAACCATAGGAATTTTATCCGCAGGTCTAATGACGCTAAGCTTTAAGCCACTAAGTTCTAAGTCTTTGATTAAACCAGTGTTGTCGAGTAATCCATCATTATTTAATAAATGATAAGCTAACTCATAAGTAGCTTTAACTACTCTTTGATCAACATCAGTAGAAATTAAAGGAACAAGTATACCTAATTTGGGATCAAAGTATTCACCATCTTTACGAGGATGTGCAAGTAACTGATTTGGACTTGTAGCTACTCCAATCCAATCCAATTCATCCAACATAAATGTAGCAGTGCATAATGATTGCTCTTTCTGTACATCAGGGGCATCAGTCCAAGCTGCTACATCTAATCTATTTTCGAAATAAATATTGGCCTCAGTTACAGTAGCATTTGAAGTAACGCCTTTAACTAGTGCCATAACTTACTCCTTAAGAATGGAATACAGGCAAGATACCTAATGATAATGCAGATTGTGTTTTACGTGTCCACACACCTCTTGTGCTGCCAATAACAGATGCTGCAGTAAGTGCTTTAGTAACACCGCCTTCAACAACACCCATATAGTCAGCATCAGATGGGAATGCAGTTTTAGCACCATTCCAATCGTAACCAGCAGGAGCTAATACATAACCCCAACGATTCCAGATAGAAGTTGTACCGCCACCTTTATATTTGTTAGCATCACGGTATACTTCAACAGAATCAGGTACAGTTAAGTTTTCCATAGCGATTGCACCAGGCAATACAATGAAAGAAGTTTTAGTACCTACTACGTCAACACCAGCACCTGTATTGATTTTAGTCAATTCAGCAGATGATAATGATTGTGAAGCACGTGTAGTAATTAAACGGAATTTACCGTTAAAGATTGTGTTAAAGTTAATGTTACCATCAACAATAGTTGTTTCGTCAACAAAGTTAGCTGAACGGAATGAAGCCAAAGTTTCAGGAGATACAACTAAGTATGCCCAATCTGGTTCATAGTCTTTGAATGCCATACCAAATGCATTTAAGAAACCTTCAGCACGTGACGCGCCTTGGTATGCATAGTTAGTAGCGCCTGCAGGTGAAACACCATTAGCAGTAGTAATTTTGTTTGTACCAAGATCAACATAGAAACCATAAGATTTATCTGCAGGATCATTGGTGAATGTTTGACCGCCTACACCAGTTACACCTGTACCTGTGGCAGCACCATTCAATAATTCAGAAACAGCAACACCTTTTAACACAGAAAGAATAGCATTGTGTTCGTCTTGAGCACGGGTTTCACCGAAGTCACGACCAATTTTAGCTAAACCGTCTTGTTGTGTTACGATTTGTTGCATATTAACTTTTTCAGCACCATGTGTACGCACAGTTTTAATGTATGTGCTGTAGTCAGTGTCATAGTTAGTTTTTGTACCATCTGTAGAGTCAGTTAATGACGCAACATTGATAGTTGGGTTTAATGGTTTGAACCAACGCATTTGACCGATAAAGGTTTCTGTGCTAGTGTCAATTTGTGGATTAGAAGAAGTGATACCTGTACCAGATAATTTCTTTGCAGTGGTGTAAGCTTCATCGCTATAAGCACCAATCGCTTCTTGTAATACATAGTTATTATTTAAACCCGAAACCCCTGTAGGGAGGGTTAAAGTTGAAGCACCCATCTTTTATTTTCCTTAAAGTATTTATTTCCTGCGAAGTGACCCTTCAGCAGCACGTTTAAGTACTTCATCTTGTGATAAGTTGAATAAAGATTTATTCGAAGTATCTTGAGAAGTACTGCTAGAACTTGTCTGACCTGCCCCTGTCGAAACTTTTGGTTTGAATAAGAAAGAATTATTATCGTCTTCAGAAAATTGTTTTATAAAGGTTCTTAGATCAGTTCCTGATTTATGCACCCATACTCCATTTTCATTTTGTATAAGTTGCGATGCCACATCCATATATGCCATATCTGCAGCTTTATCACTCCTAAACGTATACCCACTAAGAATAGATTTTACTTCTAAGTCCCTAGCAAGTTCTATGTTACGTTTTGTTATCGTTTCCAATTTAGCATTGGCTTCCGCTAACTGAAGTTCATAAGCTTCTTTATGTTTTCCTTCTTCTTGAAGTCTTTTTAATTCAGCTTCTTTTTCTTTTTGTTCATACTCTGCAGCTTTCTTTAACGCGTCGTCACGTTCCTTATAAGCATTATCAAGTTTGGACTTAATAGGTTTAAGAGCTTCCTGGATTTTCGAGTCCACATCATCCACAGGAGGATTGGAAGGAGCAGGAGGCGGAGTAGTATTGTTAGTTTCTTCTTGTTCGACATTTTCGGTCATTGGTAATTTCCTTTGAGTACAACTCAGTTACATAGAACAGATACAATCTGCCCTATAGGATATTTTGTTTTAATGTTTAGGGTTAATTTAACGGGTTCTATTAATCCCTAAGATATACATCTATTAGTATATTTATTAAGAATATATGATAGACTGATTAACTAAGGGATTATAATATAGGGGGACCGACTTAGGGTTAATTTAACGGGGTCTAACTAACCAAAACCCAATCTTCTGCTAATAAATCAGAGACTGAAGGAACCCATGTATCAAAAGAGTTTCTGACATTTTTAATGACAAAGTGAGAATTCAATTCAGAAAACTCAAAGTCATGCGCTTTGACTAATTTGATATACATATCTTTTCCGTTCCAACCGCTACGTGCTAGTTTTTGACCAGCAATTATCATATCTAATGCGTGACTAAATCTCATTTGTGTTTTGCTCCGCATACAGTACATGTAAAACCTTTCTTTTGATCTGGGTTCATTACACGCATTTGTTTACCGTGGAGATTATCTTGATTAGGGTGTTGACATGTACATCTTTTAATTTCTGCTGACATATAATTATCCTATTCCATAGAAACCCCAATCATCATCAAACTTAGTTGGATCGGGAATTTCACTCATAACATCTTTTTTAGTTAAGATGTCTTTTTCTGTTAATATTTTACCACCGACAACTGATTTGCCTGCTACAGGTATTAATCCTTTGTCAATAGCTTCGTTTAAATATTGATCATATAATTCTTTAGGGAAACCTCTTGCTAACATTTCATCTAATGTAACTTTAACAGGATTTTTATCTAATACATTAGCGTAAAGTTTTCTTATACCCTTCCGGGCCTCCAACATATCGGCTGCATTGGCGAAAAACGCATCGTGAATGGTGCTTGTGGCAATCTTATTGTCTCGTCCCCATAGGTGGAAATTTTTGACCAATGTTGCGTCATTGGAGTGGTTTCCGTTGACTGCATAAGCTGTGCGTGCTTTTGTGGCATCTGCGATATCATTTATTTTCCCATCAGCATTTACTACTTGTTCCCACCAAGTAGCTTCGGTCTTTTGTTGTATTTGGACTAAGTTATTAATCCAATTACCATCTTTATCTTTATATGCTAATCGTTCTTCAAAAGATTGTGTGAAATTTTGTTCGATAATCTTACCATCAAAATTTACCCATGGGACATTAGTCCATGACTTAGGAAGCTTATTAGCATAAAATATTTCAAAACCTTTAGATATATTTAATTTTTCAATAGGTTCTAATCTAAATACCTTAAATCCAGTACGTCTGTCATTAGGTGCTTTTACACCATATATTAAATCAGCTAATGTTCCATCTGGTTTCCAGCCATCAAATCGTTTTAAAAATTTCTCTGATAGCGCTTCACCAGCTTTTAGTCCTAGTATTTCACTTATCCTGTCAGGGAGGACATAACCTTTTTTACGAACACCTAAAACTGCGGTAGTTCCTATTGATTTCCAATCTAAAGCAGCTTGAGAAGGTTTGGCATTAGTCAGGTAATCTTCAGCCAATCTGCCGAAAAATTTTGTAAAGTCTTTTAAAATAGGTACTTGTTCACTAAGATGCTCAGACATTAATTTAGCAATAGCTTGAAAATCTCTTGGCGTAACAACCATATCATAGGTATGTGTCATCTTTTCCACTAAGTCTTTAGTGGCAGGATCAAGGAAATATAACTGTTCCATAATCTCGTCACCAGGATCTAGGCCTTTATTAAATATGTCTTTTACATTTTCTCTTAATTGTTTTAGTTGCGCAGTAGTTTCAGGATCAAACTTTTCATATCTTGCTGCACGTGCCGATATTTCATTTAATACTTTGTCTCTATCACTAGCTCTAACAACTAAAGTAGGTGCAAATGTTTCAGGCTTTTTAGCTACATTAACTAATTCTTCTTGTAACGCTGAATTAAGATCTGAAATTGTCTTTTCTGTATCTGTAGTAGCAGGTGTAAATCCTGCATCTTCCAAAGCCATTTCAGCTGCTTGTTTATTTGTCTTTAGATTATAAACACTAGCTTCATCTTTAATGATAGTATCTTCACCAAATCTATTTGACTTTAAAATACGTTTTTGAGCTTCTAATAATTTGAAAGCTCTAGAATCAGAAGGGACATTTAAAGATTTTAAATGCTCATCCAAAAACTCACCGAGTTCTTCTACAACTTGCATAGCAATATATTTCTTAGTATCGCCTTTTGAGCGCTGTTCAAATTTAGCTTTATTTTCAGCTATTTTCTCTTTAGAAAATTTCTCGCCAGTCTTATGATCGAATGTTTTATATGTAGCACGTTCTTTTCGTTCATCTGTTAGTTCAATATCAGCGGTATGTAACCATTTAAATGTATCTTTTAACTCTGCAGGAGATAACTTACCTTTCATAGCTTTAGCAATTAAATCACCTTGAGCTTTAATAATTTCGTCTGGTGTACCTACATAATTAGGGTCTGTTTTGTTTTCAACACCTAATACACGTAATAAGCCA